TTGTTACTGAGTGCCATTTCCGGTGTGTCTGACCACCACTGACCTGACTTAGCGTTACGCATACGCTCATCAGTTAAGTTTGATAGAGATATAAGTGCTGACCTACGCACACCACCTACGACTACCACCTCTGCTATCTTACACATCATTCTATGACACTCATAACTTGTCAGCTTTCTTCCTACTGCCTCTTTAAATAGGTTAGTAGCGAAGTTAAATAAGTCAAGCAATGGCTCAGGACCACTTGCTCTACCACCAAAGGTAGCTAACCTAGAACCTTTGGGTCTTATCTTTGAGAAATCCCACTTAGGCATTTCACCATTGTATAAATAAGTAATGAGTTTTCTAAACGCAGACTGCCATCCTTCCTTGCTGTCTTGTACTACTACTGTGTCCTCTACATCTATCATCTCCTCAGGTACTTCGGGTAGCTTAGAAATAAATTGTCTTTCTACACTAAATCCTACACCAGTACCATGCATGAGTACATATAGGCATTCATCAAATGCTTTTGGATGGTCAACACTAAGGTAAGCACAGTTGTATCCAGCTATGTTGTTATCTTTAAGTGCCTTGCCTGAGGTCATCAATGCTCTCATGCTTGGCATAACCTCTAGGTTTAATACCGCATCTTCTAGTATCTTCCTAGTCTTGGGTAATAACTCATGGTCACAGTTCTCTTTGAGATGTTCTTCCATGAAGTCAAAGTATCTAGCAACTGTCTCTTGCCATGTCTCTCTCCTGTTTTTATCAGGTAGCCACCTAGCGTATCTGCTCAGTGCTATAAAATTTTGGTAGTCATTTGGTAGTGTGTTCATTCATCATCCTCTAGTGGTGCGATTTCAATGTCAACCATCTTATCGCCATTCTCATCATAATAATCTTTGTACTTTAATCTTCCGTTTCTATGTAGTAGTATTGCTGTTGTTATTCCTTTGTCGTATGCTCTCTTGTGTGTAAAGTAAATAGCAACTGCACCTAATAACATAAAAGCTAGGCTTATCTCTATGTATTCCATTCGGTCTCCTCAAAGTCCTCTAAGAATCTATCTTTCTTCTCAATAAGTTTACCTTCAAATGCATCAAGTAACTCATCAGGCTCTATCTCTAACTCATCACAGATTAAACAGGTGTCATAAGTTGCAGAGATAAAAGCCTTCAACTCTGGTAGTAGCTTCAAAAACTTGCTCCTTTATTGTCAACAAAATAATTGGTTATCTTGCCTGAGGGAATAGGTCTAGCATCTAAACTACCATAACAGTCCTCTTTGAATCCACAGAATGCACAAGTCATGCACAGCTTCTCCTCTCCTGACTTAGTCATAGTGGTAGCGTTAGCTATTCTCATAGGCGGTGTATCCGACTCCATTTTATCTTTCAGGTCGACAATAAAAGTATCTACATCTTGTTCAAGTTCCTGTTTGCACAGCTTGAGAGTTGATTTGTTTTTATTTAAAGCAAGGAAGTAACCATGCTTTCTTTTGTCTCCTTTACCATAGGCCGATAGCTGTTTGATGTAGCCAAAGCCATCATCCTTGATACCTTCCTCAGTAAATTTGTTATCCCAAGACCATGCACTAGCAGTCTTAATGTCTACTAACTCACCATCAATAGTACAGTCTTGTGAGCCATTGACTCCCTCTACTGTGTGTTTCTTTTGTTGGTCTGTCACTGCGTGTCCTGATAGTTTAATCAGAGCCACGAGCATGGCTTCTAACACATGACCTTGTAGAAAGGTAAGGTACACACTCCCATCTATCTCCTCAGGTGTGTACCCCTTCACAGTATACCACTGTGCCCTTTCACAACGACCAATGCTAGACATTCTTAGGTCTTTCTTTTGTTCATAAGGCTCAAAGGCATTCTTAATTGCCTGTTCAACCTCTCTACCACATTGCATAGCGATAGTGTCTAGGTCTCCGGAATAATCCTTAGACTTCATCACCTCGTACACATCAGGTATTATAGTATTTATACTCTTTTCCACTTTCTTACTCCTCTCTTGTTGTAATTTCTATTAGCCGATTTAAATACCATTGTGCTTTCTTTAAATCTTCTAAACCATTCTTCATTTTGTATCGAGTTACATATTTTATCACATTGCCTTCGAGAAAACTCATGTTTTTTGAAGTGATATAATCAATGCACTCTATCCCTTGTGTGTAATGCTCGGGATTGATATTGTCTTTCTCTCTGTTCTCATTCCATTGCACTTTAATTTCGTTATCCTTCATGTTTGCCTAATTCTTCTATGTCCTTTAATTTGCTTATAGGTAGATTATGACAGTCTGTTGAAACTTTCCAATTATTGTCAGGGTCTATACTCCCCTTCTTTAAAAACTTTGAGTCTGCTAAATACTTTTCTTTTTCTAGGTAGCCTAGTATCCATCCTTCTGACAAATCATTTTTTATTCGGGTAAAAACGTAAAAGTCACACTTTTGTTTAGTGTTCAGGTCAGCTACAGAACATTCATAATATTCTCTAGGTGCTGATGTTACCCTCTTGCTTTTTACATCTATTTTTTTGTTATTAAATACTAAATCATAATCATAAGTATTGTTCAAGGAAATTCCTAGTTCCTCTGCTACAATAATCTCACCTAGAAATCCAATTACATTTCCTTTTCCTTGTGTTATTGAATTATTTAAAATACCCATATCACTTGACATTGAATTAGCCAAGTTAACATTCTCTTTTGTAATTTTAATGTGTTTCATTCCAACTTCTCCCTATTTTATACTCTCCAGTTATTGGACAGTTTAGTTTGTAATAATCTGTTGTCTGCTCCATGGCCTTAACAACCAAAGAACCAATCTCATCTGCATCCTCTGGACTACACTCCAGTTGTATCTCATCATGTATAACACCCAGTTGCCTGTAATCTAAATGTAATGCAAGTGAGTGAAAAATAACCCATGCTCTCTTACTTATTATAGCACCCGCACTTTGTAGTAAAAAGTTAAGTGAGGCATGTTCGCTCCTAACTCTGACGTGTCTGCCATCTAATGCTTTGAGGTATCCCTTGTCTGATGCCTTGCCTACTCTTTCCCTGAGTACCTTAAGGGCGGGTGTATTATCAAGAAAGTTTTTCTTAAGTACCTTGCCTTCTTCTATACCGCCACCCGCTATACTACCTATCTTCTTGTCTCCCGCACCATAGAGGAATGCATAGATAAATGTCTTGGCCTTATCTCTTGTGTCAAGTCCGGCTGACTTCTGATTGGCAGTGTGTATGTCACCTGTTAGTATCTCTTGTGTATAGTTCTCATCTCTCATATAGTGGGCGAGGCATCTAAGTTCTAGTCCGCTGAGGTCAGCACCTACTAGCACCTTATCCTCAGGTACAGTAAACAATGCTCTCATCTCAGAGCCATACTCTTTGCCACTAGCAGTTACTTGTTGTAAGTTGGGGTTACTACTGCTCATCCTATGAGTCACAGTTCCCATAGTATGTACTCTGCTATGTATCCTACCTGTTCTCTCATCTATAGCATCAAGCCATGAGTTAATCTGACCTTGCCTCTTTTGTAACATAAGGTATCTACCAATGAGTTGTGCCTCAGGTATCTCTACATCCTTGAGTGTGGACTCGTCAACCTTAGGCCTGCCAGTTTCAGTAAACACCTCAGGCTTCCAACCATAGTGCATAAGATGTCTACCCACCTGTTGCCTACTGCCTAAGTTTAGTTCAGGGTATGCCCAGTAACCATAGTCACCTTCTTCATTAGTATGGCACTCGAGTTCAACCTCTGCTTGATAGCCTTTGGTTCTAGTAAAGTCTTTCTTAAATCTCTGCTCCACTGGTTTCTTACTTTTCCATACAGGTAATGGCTTGAATGTTTTGTGTACTTCTTCCTCTGTACTGCGTAGGTCATCGTTTACTTCTTGTAATATCTCTATTGCACCTCGCTCATCAAAGAGCCAACCAGTTCTCTCTTGCCAAGAGCAGTGCCTCTTAGTAGCATACTCTAGTTGCTTAGCATCCTCACTTAATCTCTTTTGCTTCATGAGTTTGTAGACTTTAGTTGTAATCTCTACATCTCTTAGACAATACTCAACCATCTCATCACTTAGCTTTGACCAGTCCTCATGGTCTCCCTTAGGGTATCCTAAGTACTCACCCCAGTTAGCTAGTGAGTGGCCACCCTCTCTGCGTGGACTGTCTAGCTGACTGAGTATCAGTGTGTCCTCTATTGTTGTGTTACCGAAGTCAGTACCCCATAGTCTTGCAAGTACAGGGATGTCAAACGCTATGCCATTATGAAACACCAATGTCTGTGAGTCTATCCACTCGTTAAAGTCTTTAGACTCATAGAATACTTGTGTATCTTCGGTGTATATGTCTTGCACTGCTACGCACCACACCTTAGTGGCTTCTATACCATCTGTTTCTATGTCGCAACTAAAAGTCTGCGTCATTATTCCATCCGCCCACATCAGGATTAACACCTTTCTCTAGCCTAGCAGTTTCAGGGTTAAAGTATGTCCAACCACCCTCTCCTGTCTGACCAGTTCTTCTTAGCTTAGGTACTCTAATGCGTGTTGAGTTCTTAGTGTAATCATCCTCTGCTAACTTATCTCTTGAGAATAGTATGTTGGTATGACAGGCCTGTGGTATTGCACCACTACCTTTAACATCATACTCACTAATCTTATGAGGATGTGAGCCATCATCAGGCTTCCTTGTATGTGTGCTCAGTATAACTGCACACTTAGTTTCTTTGCATAGCTTAATGAATCTGTCCATGACTTCTTCAATGTTCTCGTTACTTAGGTTTTTAATTGCAGTATGTAGTGGGTCTACTAATATTATACTACAACCTAATCCTTTTACAAAGTATCTTATCTTAGAAAACATTTCCTCAAGGTCAATACTACCACCACCATCATTATGTAACTGTATCTTTGTGCCGAATCCTATCTCGATGGCCTTGTCCATGATGTTGTCTACATTAAGCTCTGTTGGTTTAACTAGTTGTAAGTTCTCTGCTGTGTGTACACTCACAACCTTCCTGATTGTTTCATCAATATTATCCTCTACCATGAAGCAACCTATCTTCTCCTCTGTTTCTGTGGCGAAGTGATAGATGAGTTCGTTAAGTATAGTAGTCTTACCAATACTGGTGTGTGCTATGATTGATACCAGTTCTCCCTTTGCTATACCGCCCCTCATCATGTGGTTTAACTCTCCAAAAGAGTCAGGCAGTGGCACAAGTTCTGTGTTCTTGTAGTTAAGCATGGCCTCTCGCATGTCCTCAACTGTAGCAACACCACTAACTGTGTAATCTTTTGCGTAGTTCCACCACTCATCTAAGAATTCTTTGCCATCACCATGCTTGAGGTAATCACTTGCATCCTTGTGTTTAGCTAGTGTTAGTATCTTACATTTATTCGGACCGAGTATAGGTGCTACTCTCTCTACTGCTTCTCGGCCTACCTCGTCATTATCAAAACATAATACTACAGTTTCAAATGAGTCAAGCCATTCCAGATTGGCCTTGATATTCGCAGTAGCGTGTACTCCATTGTTAATTGATACTGATGCCCATCGACTACCACACATCTCATAGACTGACATAGCATCCAACTCGCCCTCGCATACTGTGACATACTTACCGCCACCTTGAAATAAGTTCTGGCCAAATAACATATTCTTGTTAGTAGTATCTCCCTTGCCATAGAAAGACTTACTAGCAACCACCCTTGTTTTCATACCAACCATGTTATTCTTATGATTGTAGTATGGGTAGTGATGTTTAATCACTTTGCCTTTGCCATCCTTCTCACACTTGACCTTGTATCTCTCTAAGGTTTCGGCTCTTAGCTTTCTATCATGTAGAGTATAGTAATCCCCTCGATACTCGTGCTTCCAAGAGTCATCACCTTTCTCTGCAATCTGTATAGGTTTGCTACTGTGTTCAACAAAGCCATGCTCTCCACAAGAAAAGCAATGTGTCTGTCCATCTGAGTATACTGCTAAGTTATCTTTGCTACTGTCTTTGCCTAGCTTTGCACAACTAGGACATTGTTCTTTCCGTATTACTTTATTATTCTTTTCCACTTTTCTCCTCGTTTAAATTAAAAGGGCAACCGAAGTTGCCCCAATATTATAACCTAGATTAATTTAAAAGTACAACTAAAATTCAGATGGGTCGTATTCTTCTACTCCATCTGCCTTCTCATCCACCCTTACACGCTCTAAGTAAGTGTATCCATCGTAAGGTGCTTTGCCTTTCTTAACAAGCATAGTAACCTTATCTCCAAACAAAGACAGGTGAGTAGCATCCACCTCGGCCTTGTCTGAATTGTAAATCTTAGGCTGACCAAAGTCTACCTTACGCTTAGAAGTAATCTGAGTCTTGCCTTCATACTCCTTAGTCACTAAGCCATTCTTCTC